ATAGTCTGTTAGTTTTTCTGCCGCTTTGAATTCGTTCGCCTTAGCCATGAGTTCCGCCTTTCGTTTTGATTATACCATTGACCACTGACATTTGTAAATGAAGCGAGGTTCCTCCCCTTTCCCAGTTTCCCACCAGAGAGGAGGAACCCCACACTTAGTTTGTTACTTGACGTTCTTCTTGTCTGTGAAGACTACGCCTTCTTGTGCTGCCTTGTTGATAACGCCTAGAGCTGCAGCTGAAAAGCGACCACGCTTGCCTACAGCGATTCCCTGGGCCTTTAGGTATTCACGAGTTGTTGTTGGTGTTGACATTAGTTTGATCCTTTCTAGATCTTTGTTATATATATTATATCCGAATTTCGGGGTTTTGTAAATAGGGTCGTAAAGCAATATTTTTGCCCGTGTCCCTTAGCTTAATGGCCGTTATGTCCGAATTGTCCATAACGGCCAAAGCTATCTCTATTTAGTTGTTACTTCTAGTTCTACTACGTTATAGGGTTCAATCATGTCATTAGTTGGAATCTCAGTCCAGCCCTCTGCAGGAATCCGAAGGGCTGATTCCCACGCAAGGTCGTGAGACTCTGCATTAATGATTACATAAAACTCCTGCTTGCGGTCACCATAGATTTTATAGTCTTGTCTCATAGTCCCACCTGCTCTATCTTATCTTTAATTAATTTAGCAATGATATTGTGTGCTTCGATGTTTTCAGTTTCGGAGCCACCCCATAGCAATGCTTGGGCCTTACTAAGTTGATCGTTTAGATACTCATCACTCATCTTCATCTTCGTCCTCCTCATCTTCATCTTCAGGGTCAACGATGTAGTCCCTGCTCATCATCCAATCCAAAACTTCCTCTTGATGTTGTTCGGCTCCCCACTCTAGAGAGAACCCCATACCAGCCTCCACAGCCTCACACAGGTGGTCCCACATCTCATCTTGGGTTACCTTGGCCTTGTAGTTATCATCGTCTAAGATGTTGTTAATGGTGGACCATGTCCACAACCAAACTAATGATAGACCTAAGTCAGTACTGTCTAGAATTTCTAAACATTTGTTTAGTTTATCTTTATCGTCAGACTTCAACTTGTTCTCCAATCGCAAATGATAAATCATATGTTAGTTTATATACAACTGTTAATGCGTCTAGATATCCTTGATGATAGTCATCTGACTCATCATATTCATCTTCTTCTAATGGGTCCCCGTTTTTAGCAGCCTCCCAGTTTTGCTCAGCAATTAGCATTAGATTCTTTAGTTCTCCGTGCATGATGTCAAGGCCTGATACCCGTGCATTGACCATGCGTTGCAAATGGGGCGGGAGCCCAATGTCTTCTCTATTCATTATTCATACCTTTCGTTAGAAGAGTTCATTATATCAGTAGCCACTGACAATAACTCCCATGTTTGATTAATCCTACCTTGAAGGTCGGCAATCTCTAATAGTTCCTCAGTTGTATACTCTTTATCTGTAGATAAAGCTTCCATGTCCTGGCATAGAGATATATGATGTAGTCTCATGTACTCCATAAATTGAGATGATCTAGTCAAAGTAACCCTCCGACCAAAGCCCGTCTAAAAAGTCTGCTGTCTTTTCTAATCCTTTTTCAGTCGGCAGTCCCTTAGAATCATAGAGAGCCTTAGTAACAACAGCCCTCATTTCATCAAGATCGTCTAATGTATAACCTAACATCATAGTAGAAACTCATCTCCTTCAATATATCCATAGTATTCATTGTATGATTGTTTTAAGTTATCAGGAGCAAATTGCATAAATCTCCATTCTGCAAATGCCTCCCCTTCTTCTAAGTTAGCATTATTCCAATCTTCAAATAATGCTTGCTCAATATCTACTTGAATTGCTCCAAGGATATGTTCTCCTACTGTATCTGTAAATGCTTCCATTATGCCTCCGCCTTTTCTTTAGATTCTAATAATACACTATGGGTCTGACAAGTTGCGACAGCCTGTAGGTCAGCATTGCCTAGCCAGTTGCAGTTGCCACAGATTTCACCGCAGTCATTGTCGCAGTATTCCATTTGGTCAGTTGCATCACAATCACGGCACATGTTATCGTATTCTGATTCTGAGATAACTTCACCACGGAGGAATTCCATTTCCCCACCCCAGCCTGTTTCTTCTTCGTATGATAAAGTAAATAGTAGTGTTGGGTATTGTGCAGATAGTTTAGATATAGCACCAAGAGGTCGTGACCATGCAGTATTAAAGTTGTAATAGACTACATAGTTCTCGCCATTCTCGGCTTCCTCCATATATGTATCAGGATGCTTATCATCTTCTGACACAGCAACATCCCACTTAGTACCCCACTCACGAACATTAAAGTTGTACCAGTCATTGGTCTCAAACTTCATGGCCTGAGAAAAGTCGGTGGAACGAGGAGGCTGTCCATGATATACCTCATCAGTAATACCAGCATCTCTATAGTTATAGATATTATGAAAAGCAAAGATAGGATTAACATACTTAGTCTGCTTGACATCATATGATAAATCACCTAATGCAGTAATAGAATAAACAAATGGCTTATTCATCTGCTTGATTAAAGATTTAACTTGCTCAGGATTGCCTTCAATAGTTAAACCGTTATATACCCAATTTGGCATTTTATATCCTTTCGTTGATATGTGATAATTATACATTGGACCACTGACAAATGGAATACATATCTCCTGTGATTCCCACCACATTGATCAAAACACTAATTGATTAGATCTAAATTATCGTTTTGATCTCATATTGTGGAAATTCCAGGGAATAGAGTTGACAGTCGTAACGACAATATGCTACCCTCATGTCTTTGCGGGCAATAGAAAACCCCCAGCATAGCTGGGGGTTATGAATAATGGCTGCCTGGATTTCCAACGAAAGAAATAAACCCGCTTTACTTAGCGCCTGGCCCTAAAGACTAATAGACGCACCATTATATTTCCTATTAAAACCAGGACCTTAGTCCTAGTCTAATTATACCATAACTAGTCGACTGTATTTGTCTACAAATGCCGCTAATGATGAACTAAATACAACTGTTTCAAGGTCCTCTTCATACAGTGTGAACGTTTGATTGGCCCAATTAATCACAGGTACCTTGTGCTCATTGTCTCCCAATTGGTTGACATAGATACCCCACGATAATGTTTGATTCCAGTCTTCTCCAATTAAATGCGATATCGCAATACGTGTTGCATATGATGGGTCCTGCCATCTTGTTTCTGCAGCCTGAACAGCATTTGCTAGTTTTGCTAGCATGTCATGTCCCGCCCAGTGCCCGTATAAAAATACCGTATCACCCTTTTGGTCTTTAAAACCAAAGTTTGCTCTGTCTCCCATTTTATTCCGCCGTTTCTAAAGTAGGTAGTGCTGGTTCTTTCTTGTCTAATTCTATCACTTCATAGGCGACCTTGTCTAGGCCTGCCTTGTTTTTGTTGTAGTGGTGACCGCAAAAAGCTAGTTCACCTTCTACTAGTTTAATTAAATACATTGCATCTGCTGATCCACATGCATCACAAGGAATGAATTCTCTGTCTCTCATAGAGAACCGCCTTCGATCATCTCAGAAAGACGGTCAAGAATCCAAGAATCAATATCGTTGATATCAATTTCTGATAACTTCTCCATTATTTCTTCACGAGCAAACTTATACCCGTCATCCCAGCCATCTTTATAGTCTGACATAATCTCTCCTTAATAACCTGTGGTTTCGTAGTCTGATACATAAGATTCAGTTAAGTTATACTTATCTCTAAGTCTACTTACTTTCTCAATACTACCAGTTCCAATGTTGAATGTCAATGGAGACATTGCTTGTGGGTCGAGCCCTGTGATTTGTGCATCCCAATAGGCCCTCTCCATGGAGAGCCTATCAGGAGCGGTGAGTTCAAAGTACATTAGTTAACCTCTACTGAATCGATAGATGATGACATATATGTAATTGGTTCATCATATGACACTGTGTCAAAGTCCGTCTCATGAATTGCATTAATAGCAGACTCTTCATCACGAGCATTAACTGTAACTGAGTATTGTACTGTAACTTCTAACTCAAATTCCTGTGTTAGTTCGAATCCACAGATGCTTGCAATCTCTTCTGCTTGAAACTCAGTCAATGAGTCGTCATCAAGGCCCTCTAGTGTGAATACCTTCATGTTGTCACGTAACTGTGTTAGAACGCTTGCAGTATTGTAATCACGTTGTGTCACACGCTGAATGTGCTCTTCTAGTTGCTTGATGCGTGTTTCATTTTCTACTAAACGTGACTCAAGAAATTCCCGTGTCAAGTAGTGATTGTCTGTTGTTGTTTCCATTTTATCCTCTTTCGTTGTTGTTGGTGTAATTGTAGCATGCTCCACTGACAATAATGTGGTCTTGCGTCCGCATGGGCATGTGAGCGTTGTCACACCTGAAGGAAAGCCAAATCCATCAGATGATGTTAGTTCTATTAATGAATCGCATTCGTCTGGGTCGCAGACAAAGGTATATTTACTTGATACTAGTTCGTTGGTCATGAGTAGAATTATACAGGATCCGACTGACATTATCAAGGATTTCCAGGGGATTTTTATGTGAGTCGTAACACATTTTTTGGCCCCTTAGCTTTGAGGGCGCTTGGCGATCCATAACGGACTTGAACCGTCGACCTCTACCGTGACAGGGTAGCGCTCTAACCAACTGAGCTAATGGACCTGGAAAAAATTGTGAGCAGTTTTTATTCATGCTCAGGAATTTATTTATTTAGAACGCAGAAACTAATTTTTTAATTTTATTTTTTTCTGCGGTTAGAATTGGGTCAAAGCCTGATGCACCCGCCATAAGTGTTTCAGAATTTCCACGACCTGAACGATAGTAATCAAGGCGTTCAGTAAGTGCATTAAATGCACCCCACTTTGTTCCCTTGATATTAGCATTGGTTGGTGAGTTATGATACAACTCATCAAGGAGCACGACTTTGTTTTCCCACTTAGTCAATGCAACTTTAGCGGCATCCTTATCTGGCTTAGGATAAATTGTCTGAATCAACTTTGAGAATTCAGCATCAGTGATTGATTGAGAATAAAGAGCCTGAGCCTCTTTCTCGAATTCATCAAAGTAACCAAGAGCAAGCCCAAGAGTTTCACGAGCAACTTGGATGCGACCTTCAACAGATTGCGTGTGGCGAATCTTGAAAGATTGCTTAGCATTCTTCATTGCAAGGTTAAGAGTGTTTTGGCATACAACACGAACAGGAGTAACAGCAGCCTGAACAGCAACTGACCCGTCATGAGATGTCCAAACAATTAGATACAACTTAGTTGCATCATTTGCGCCTTGTGGGTCAAGCACCATTGTGCGAGGAATATCCACTGTACCGAATACAACCTTACCGCTACGAAGTGAGCCAGCAGATTCCCAACGGCAATCAGCATTAGCATCATGAATTGCATCAGCGAATGCGAATAGTTCCTCATTCTGTACAGGCTTGTAACGCTTTCCAACAGTTGCAAGCACATCAGTGCCATTGTTGAATGGGTTGTCACGAATAACTAATTGAGCATTAGATACATCATTCCATGTATCTGAGATATGGTCAGTTAGTGGAGACAAGCGAACATTCCAGTTGGAAAGTTTTGCCTCATCTAACATCATTTGAGTTGTAACATCTTCATCTTGTGTAAAGATGCGATTTGCAAGGTTGTGCCATGCAGGTGCGCCACGAAGTGCGAATGCAACTTCGCCATTTTCCATTTCTAGATTATGAGCCATTTTTTACCTTTCGTTTGTTTGATTAGTTGTAAGTATAACAGACCCCACTGACATTGTCTATGATTAGTTACAATATGTCCGAATTGATCCATGTGATTAATCTCACAAAATTCCAGGGTTATCCACAAGTAGTCGTAAGCCTGTGGATAACCCCTTAGCTTTGCGGGCCAGCTGCATATGCAACTGGTGCTAGATCTTTACAGACCTAACTCTTCCCTAGTCAATTGGTTTTTGCGATTGAAGTTAATAACTTCGGACGGGAGATAAAGAGCAGTAGTCTTAGTCTTCTTCAATGTATCATAGACATAAGCACGAACATCCCCTAAGAAATTACGTCTATTAGAGAATGCTAACTCAGTTAAGTATTCTTTATCTACGCCTTGCTCTGAATAAATTGTTACATCATTTGCTTTGTTTGCATCATAGATTTCTACTCTGAAACGATTTTTCATTTTGTTGCCTTTGTTAGTAGTTGTCCCTAAAGGGAGAGCAGTTTGGCGACATACTCAGGTCGTTGGATTATTTACAGATAACGAGCAACCGCTTGATAAGTTGATGTGGAAACTGTTTCCTCATCTGTCATCTTGAGAATACGAATTGCGTTAAGCATTTCCTCTTTTTGGTCATTGTATGTATGCTGGTGCATAACAACAAAGTCACGCTGAGGCTCTTTAGGCAAGTCCTTTTCTGCAACTGTTAAGTCATAGTCAATGTTTAGTGTATTGTTCCATGAGCGATAAGATGTACGGAAGTTTTCTGCCTTCTTGATGTTGGCAACGGCATAGTCACTAAGTTCCTTCTGCCACTTTTGTCTTGCCTTCTCATACTTTGCTTCGTTTGCTTCTTGTGATGAATAATCTGACTCTAGTTTTGCTAGTGCAGTTTCTAGTGCCTTGATTACCTTTGGTGTTGCGATTTTAACGCTGATTGCTTTTCCTCTAGCCATTTGTTTCCTTCTTTCGTTGTTGGTTGGTTTGATTAAGTAATTATAGCAGGGGGGTCTGACATTTCTGCGACCCCCCTCCCATTAAATTAAACGCCTAGTAGTGTTTGAGCGGATACTGAAGTCCAACGAGTTTCCTTGTTGGGCATTTCTAGTAGCACACGCACCGAGCCAGATGTTTGTGGGTGGATTTCTTTAATCACACCTGTTTTCTTTGACTTAAGGGTAGTGAATAAATCGCCTACCTGATACAACTTGTCGTTGATTGTCATTTATTGCCTCTTTTCTTTGTTAGGTTGGTAATTATAGCATTGGGGTCTGACATTAGTCTAGCCCTATCTCATTATTTGAGAAAGTTATTGTGTGACCTTAGTCACTCAGGTAGCCAAGCGTGTAAGTGGTGAGCCTCGATGATCGCCCACACTGGCGCACATGTCTGCCCCTTGTAAGTAATCCCATCAGGCATTTCAATAGTTTCATCCCACATGTCATCATGAGCAAAGTCAATTGCCTCGATACATACTGGCACCATAGAAAGTGGAACGGGTGGGTAATGATTACCCTGTAAGTGATAGCCTAATGCTACTTCTAAATCTAATTCCTCAGATAAATCTAATGCTGTATTGTATCCCATTATTCTGCCACCTTTAGTATTGCGTAAGAGCCATTAGCATTTATTTCATCAAGAATTGGTTGTAGGCGTGGTGCTACTAAATCTTTTAGCATAGACTCTAGCATAAAGATACGAGTATTTTCATCAAGTGCCATGACCTGTTGAGTTACTGGATGATTGTCTGCAAACTCTGTTACAAACTTTAGATTGTGTTCTACTATCATTTTTTGCCTTTCGTTGTTGGTATAAGAGTATTGTACACTAGGCCACTGACAAATTGTGCAACACGCCTAAGCTTTATCTAATTTATTTTGTGATTAATCTCACAAAATTCCAGGGGTTGTGGATAACTCCCGTAACCCTGTGGATAACCCCGCAGTATTGCGGGCCTGCATAGCTATGCATCACTCTGCATATTTATTTTTATGTTTGATCTTTCGAAAATATTTTTTCTTATTGCGAACAGGTTGCGCCGCATTACTGCGACGCAATTCCTGAATTCGTTTTACTTTATCTCGAAGTGAATTTTGGGACATGATACCCACTCGCTTCGTGAAATCGTTTTACATCAAATCGGTCATTATCTTTTGCGAACATCTCCGCAAAGTCATTAACTATTTTAGAAAATAACGCTGGGTGCGCCTTATCGCTTGCATACTTTAGAATTTCTGCAACCGCGACATAATCTTTTCGTGTCATCATTTTACTGCCACCATTCCACTACGATAGAAAACTTTTGTATAGCATTTGCCTGTTGGCGTGTAAATATTTACAGTTGAGTATTCGTTAGCAAATCCCCAATCGGTGAATAAGAAAAAGTTTTCCCACGCACCAAATTCGGTTTCGTATTCTGCTGACCAATGAGGAGCGTGTCCGTCATAAGCACAAGTTAATTTATACATTAGTTATTTTCTCCGTTCCAAAATAGTGAGCCGTCATCTACGCAATCGCAAGGTTCGCAATCGAAATCATTATCATCACCAAAAAAAATTACTCCGTGTCCGTGGCAATCTTGGCAATCTATTGCTAATACTGAGTTAATCATTATCCTTCACACTCGCAATCTTTTGAGTAATCGAATTCGCAATAGTAGCAACCCATAGCCTCGCCATGAGCCTTGCAGACATACTTAAATTGTGACTCATCACAACAAAATCTCTGTTCGTCTTTGATGAAATAAAATTCGTTTTCATCAATGTATTTTGTATCTAACATTAGTTTTCCTTTCGTGTGTTTATTTAGTTATTGTATCAGGTAGCACTGACAAATTTTTGAGGGTTCTTACTTACGACATTGGGCGAGGACTCCCTCTAAACTGCCCCTGTTTCGATTATTTATTTATGAGGTTTTTACCGCCAAGTAACGATAAGTATCTTTGAGATTTAGCGGTGCTGAGTAATGAGGACGAACCTGCACTTTATAAGTATCGCAATCTGCATACCAAACTGAGTTATCTAATTCGGCTGAGATAATTTCACCCTTTAATGATTTTGAGTGATAGGTTTTTCCTACAAGTAGGCTTTCGATTGTATAGACATTTGCTGACATTTGAGTCCGCCTTTCGTTGTTGATAGTAGCAATTATAGCGGATAGCACTGACAAAAGATAATTACTAGCCAGTAATTCCAAATAATGAGACGCTCAAGTCATGTGATAAAAATCACAAAATCTCGGGCGTGTCGGAAAATTCCAGGGGTTGTGGATAACCCCCGTAACCCTGTGGATAACCCCGCTCTTTTGCGGGCGCATCAACTTTTGTCAAGTCGACACGCCGTTGCTTATTCGAAATCCTTAAAAATTTCTTCAAGCTTTAAGATTTGCTCATCTGTAAGATGATCGATTTCAATCGCTTTCTCAAATCCAAAAAAGTCATTCATTCATTAGCCTTTCCAAATCGTCTGCATTATCTTTTAAGTAATTATCCTCGAAATCTAAAAGTGCCTCATTGTATGCAATAGGGTCGCAATCTTTTAGAATTTGGGACGGATAAAAAACAGCGTTACCCATTTCATACACGGGATAACAATCATCAAGCATTTCATCAAATAATTGTTTAATCGCAAAAGCGATTTCGAAATCTGTTGTCATTTACTTATTCCTCCATTTGTCGGTAATCAATTACATGAAAGTCTAATTGTCTCTCAAGTGGCATAGCCTTTAGCCATGAATAAGCAGACTCAAAATCATCTGCTTCTACATCTACAAATAACTCAAAATTAAAAATTGGCATTTAGTTATTTTCCTTATCTTTTAGTATTCCTAGAATAATCTCTAATTGTTTAGTAGAAAGAAGTGCTTGAGCACAACCCCACTTAAAGGCTAAATCCATTTCGCCATAGTGCTTTTTAGCAAGGTCGGTTATTTCTTGCGTTACCTCAAAATTACTTTTCATTTAGTTAAACTCCAATCGGTATAAAATGGTAAGCGGTCATAGTCATCATAGAAATAAACTCTATCTATGTTCTGCTCGCATGTTTCGCAGAAAGTGTATTCGACATCTACGCCCATGCCATAGGTAGTAGATACGCTCTCCATGTGTGGAGTATGTGTATGTGTATTTGTTAGTGTAGTCATTTGAGACCACCTTTCTTTTTCGTTATAGTGGAATTGTAGCATGGGGGTCTGACATTTCTCTACTTACTAGCCAGTAATTCCAAGATGTGAGACGCTCAGCCAATGTGATAAATCTCACATAAATCCAGGGGTTTTCCACAGAGGCCCGTAACCCTGTGGATAACTCCCGCAAGTACTTGCGGGCCAGCTTGACATTGTCAAGCCGACACGCCGTTAGGCTAGTGTGACTCTTGCCACATCTCTCTCATCTCTGCTTTAAAGTCATGCCATACGATCCTAGCCATGTATAGGGCGGGGAGGGCAAGGGATAACTGTACTAGTGTAGTAAGTAGTCTATTCATGCTGTTACCTTTATGTCCATTACATTAGCGGTAAACTTTTTAACCTTGCCTAATTCGCTATCGTTGAGCGATTGTATTACATGGTCAATAGCCTTAGCCTCATGCGCTACATTGTCAATAGAGATTAGTTTAGAGCCTTGCCAAATTGAGTAAGTGATAGTCATTATTAGTTCTCCCATGTTAGTTGGTATAGTTTTGCTAGTTCTTCATCATCTTCATCATTAAAGTCATCTAGTGGAGGTTGTTCCTCATCTACCTCATCAAGGTATGCGTATGCATCTGCGACATCTGATTGGATAGTATCCCACTTAGACACGCTATTAGTTTCGTATGAGTATGCGTATGACATTATTTATTCATCTCCTTAGCAATAGACTCTGACTTACGGAGTGCCTCTAGGGCGATTGATAGGGAGGCAAGGCGTTGCGCCTCTACCATTTTCTTGTATTCATCTAGTGTCATTATTCTGACCTTTCGTTGTTGTTATGTTGTAAGTGTAGCATGGGGGTCTGACAAATTGGGGAGGTTAGCCTAGCGTGTCGCTGTGAGGTGTGTCACATACCTCGCTTGGCTCGGATAGCCTCGACCTGTGCTAACTGCTCAGGTGTAGCGTTACGGAAAGCCTGTACGCTCTCCCTTATCCAAGGTGACTTAGCAATAGCCTTTTCGTGAGCGATAGCGTTTCGCTCTTGTTGTTCTAATCTAATTCTATCTAGTGTGTTCATTTATTTATTGCCTTTCGTTTTTGTTATACCTTAAGCATAGCATGGGGGACTGACAAATTAAGGCAAATCTCGGGCGTGTCGCAAAAAAATCTTTGTGATGCTCATCACACTCACGCTCAAGCCCGAAAGAATAATGGGCGCACTATCCAAAATGTCCGTTTTGTCCAGGGTGTGTATCATACATGTAAAAAATATATTAACATTTTTGTAAATCTGAAATCCTAGTCGACTAGAATATATGGCGGGTATAATAGAGACATGATCCCTAAAATAATATGGCAAACCCACGAATGGGAATACAAAGATCTTCCAGAACACCTAAAGAAAAACACAAGGACATGGATAAATTTAAATCCTGGCTGGGAATACAAATATATGTCATCGAAAGATAGGGCGGACATGATGAAGGAACACGATCATTTCTACAATGTACTTTTTAGAAACGACCTTGTTTGCAAATACTGCAGGGTAGTGTGTGAAAGGCATATGAAGCCATTTAAAATGCATCAAGCTGATATTTGGAGATATTACGTAGTAAATAAATTTGGCGGGGTATACGTAGATATGGATTCTGTATGTATACAACCACTTGACTATATGCTAGAGTTAGCTACAGATAAATACGAAATGATAGTTACGGAAGATGAAGACGATATCTTTTGCTATGTACATGGATTTATCGACAATTGTGAAAATAAGAAATACAATAACAACGCTATGTTTGCAGCAAAGCCAAATGCCTCTGCATTGTCAAATATGCTAAAGGAGCTAGAGAACTCTCCTTTTCCTCATTGGTGGAAAGATTCTCATTGGTGTTGGTGTGAAGAGATAAAAGCAAATAAACATATTATTAAAGAGTTTACTGCTGGATCTCATTCTAAAGATTATATGGATAAGTTTTATGATAATATTCTAGTTGACTACTTTGGCAGAGAAGTAAAATACGAAGAATTAATGAAAGAATTAAATTTATTAATTTAGCTATTGACTTTGATAAAAACAAAATGATACACTTAGTTTGCTTTGTGGGGGCTTACCCTGAAACTCAATATGTACCAGATGTTATCTGTGGGTATTTCAGGAACGCTTCTCTATCTTTCCAAAAAGTTAAAATTTGGGGGGTAGGGGGGCTTTCCTAAAATCTAATATCCCCAGATAATCCAATAAAGATATAAGAAATATAGGTGATAAATGTATATTGCAGATAACGATTATCATGCTATTGAAAACTTTATTGATCCTGAATATTGCAAATACCTATCTGATTATTTTATAAAAAATCAATTGCAGGATCCAGAAAGAAGCTCTTGGGGATATATCCCATTTGGTGGGAATGCTGAATTTTTTCAGTCAACTGAATTTATGCTAGAGTTTGATCCATTAAATAAAATTAATCAGATGTTGCACTACTCTCGCAATTTCTTTTTAGATACATACTCTATAGATGGAGAATTTTTATTAAATAGATCTCATGCAAATTTGATGCGAGAAGGTGCACAATTAGATTCGCATAAAGATGATCGAGAAAGATACCAGCCAGTAGAAGAACTTGTTAGTAAAACATATGTGTCCTCTTTGCTTCTTAATGATGATTATGAAGGTGGAAACTTAATAATGGGAGAAGAGTCTAAAGTTTCTATAAAGCCAAAAGCTGGAACTCTAATACTATTTCCAGGTTACAACACAAGACATGAAGTTGAAAAAGTTAAATCTGGAACAAGGGTTAACGTTCTATCTTGGTTTGTTAATGTGGTCAAGTAAATGCCAAAACTTATTAAAGGTAGCAATAGCCAAGCAAGCCAGGAGTCATTTGTTTTAAATGTTCTAGAGGAAAAAATGAACGGTACCTATGTAGAATTAGGTGGTGGATGGGCAAAAAAGAACAGCAACACATATTTGCTAGAAAGTAGATATAACTGGAAAGGCTTATCTTTTGAAAATGATCCATCTAGAGCAAAAGAATATAATATATTTAGAAGAAATAAGACTTTGCAAGAAGATGCCAGGTTCTTTGATTATGAAAAATATTTTGTAGAAAATAACTATCCATTAACCATGGATTATTTGCAAATGGATCTGCATCCAGCATTTTCAACATTTGAGGCACTGCAAAATATGCCTTTAGCAAAATACAGATTTTCAACTATAACCTATGAGCACAATGGATATCAAGATGGTTGGCATAAAGAATATATTCAAAAGGGTTCTCAGGATATACTATCAAATCTAGGCTATGTCCTAGTTGTAGAAAATGTTATATTTAACGGTATAGCATATGAGGATTGGTGGGTTGATCCAAGATCTGTACCATTAAAGAATTATAAAGATTTTTTCAATAAGAACATTAATCATAGTGACTTATTCGATAAAGAAAAAACGGGGGTAGAACAGTGAAACTTCTTTGCCAAATAGCCATAGTAGCTATCATTACTTTTATCCTTGGTATACTCATACAGATAATAGGCTAATATAAGGGCCTATAGCTTAATCTGGTTAAAGCACTTGTCTTATATACAAGCGACTTTGGGTTCAAATCCCAATGGGCCTACTTTGTTTAATGATTATGGAGTATAATACCTATATGCTAGCTTATGATGTTCCTCTTTCTGCCCTCCTTTTTATTCTATGGGCAGGTGTACCTGTTGAGGAATACATAAAAGGGCCATCTCAGGAAGAAACCCTGGCATATATAGAGAAGTTGAGGAAAATACAGGAAAGTGAAAATGATGGTCTCTAATTTTCGGCTCACTTTTCGCCGCACTTTTTTCACTTCGTGTTCATGCAGTAATTAGGGTATAATAGACCTATTCTTAATAAATTAAAGGAGATGTAAAATGGATTTTTTTAAGACGCTAGAAGATGATGCAATCATCCTTATCTGGAGAAAGTTTGATGCTTTTCTAATAGAAGAGTTTAAGAAGGAAAATGCAGATCTTTCAGACGATGAAGTTAAATCCGTTGTTAAGGATGGCGCACTTACCATTAAGTGGCAAGAAGAAAGCACAATCGATCAGTCAGAAGAGCAGGAGTACCTAGTACTTAACTTCGGAACAGAGCAAGACATTGAATCTTTTAATAAGTGGAAGGAAGTAGAATAATGGGAATATTAGATGATGTAACTTTTGCGGAGGAGCCTAAGTTTCCTCTTGGAAGTAAAGGATCGTTTCCAGTAACAGATGAAGATCTAGAGACAATAAAGAATTGGCTAGATGCTGCAACAGATTCAGAAAAAACTGTTACAGTCGACGGTGCTGTTTCAAAAACAGATTATGAATATAACAGAATTCCTGTTAGACAAATTTTTAAAGACTGGCGAAATCTTATTTCCAGCACTTTTGAGATTGAAGATTCCGTTAGACCTTTAATAATTAACTTTTACACATTATCTTACTCAAATGCAGAAGAGTTTGAATACACTCATTCTGCAAGTTTAAATCCACATGATGATTTTAAGAAGATGTACCACGTAGCAATTGTCCTTAAAGGAACTTTTAAAACAGACAAGATTGAAACCCCTTTATCTGAAAAAGAAAATTACTTTGTTTTTTCTAATGAAAAAGAAGAAATTATATCAAACAGCGGGGAATCAGATTCTCTTATCTTGTTTATTAATTTAGGTGCAGCTTAACCTTTAGGCTGGTATCCCATTTCTTTGTTATAAAAGTTTGGAATTTTTATAAAAGCTGGCAAAACGTATCGCATAGGTCCTTTTGTTACAAACCTAACTCCATGCTCCCATTCTGGATCTCCACCAAAGATTAACATTTCTCCAGATTTAGGTTTAATCTGGAAATCTTTATTGGCCCAAAATATTTCTCCGTCGTTGTAGTCATCATTAATGTATATAACAGCAGCATGAATAATAGCCTCATCAGTGTTTTGATCATGGTGCGACTTTAGTTCAACCCCGTCGTACATCCTTTGTATAAAATAAAATCCACTTAACACTAGGTCTGATCCAGATTTTTTTAAGATTTCATTAAATCTAGCATCAACTCTTCTATGTATTTCAGCATTAACAAAAGACAGATTCTTGTCATGCCAGTTTGTAGTTACTTCATATAGTCCTTCTTTTACTAAGTTTTCTACATCTTCTCTTCCAAACTTAGCTCTAGTAAAAATTTTTAGCTGATCTGTATACCACTTGTCCCAATCTTCTTCCGTAGCATTTGCAATTATCTTTTCATACTCTTTAACCTCTTCTTGAGTTATAAAGTCTTTAACAAGCAGTAGACCTTCAATAGGGCATTCTACAGCGTATCCGCTTTCTTCAAATTCTTTTTTTAGCCATGCGTTCATAATCTTATTGTATCATTTCTTCCATACGATAGCTTGCCCAGTTGGCAGCTCTAGAATATCATGCTTTTCAAATAGGTCGTTTACTGCTTTTCTAGCACCAGTTGTTTTGTATGATCCGTAGTCGTCACATATTAATACGCCACCTTCTACTATAAGAGGCCAAAAGTATTCAATTGAATTTTTTGTAGGCTCGTATAGGTCTACGTCTATATGGACAAAGGAATATTGGCTATCGGGAATATCGTTAAACACTTCTGGGATCCACCCCTTTTTTAAGGAAACATTATCGTACCTTGATAGGTTATTTTTAGCCCATGCCATTTCAGATTTTAGCTTTATTTTTTTAAAGTAGTCTGTATCAAATTCCCCTGGCTCTGAAACCCCTTCCCAGGAGTCTACACCAAGAAACTTTTTGTTGCAAAACTCTGCTGTAAAGAACATTGTCATTCCAGCATAAACACCACATTCAGCAAAATCTAGATGTGGATTTGCTATAGACTGTTGCTTTGCAAGTTGTCTAAGAATATAAATTCTTGCATATAAAGCGTTATCCATTTCATTATTTATGTTACATATTAAATTAAAATCATTATGAAGTTTTACAAAGTCAGAATCTTCTGTCCATCTGCTTAAATACGAGTCCATTTTACCCCTTAAACAAAAAACCCTAAAGGAGGCGGATCCTTTAGGGTATTTGTTGCGTTATATCCGCATAGTGTAACTTACATTACACACTTATATTGTATTGCATAGATTTTAAGAAAGCAATACTATTTTAAAAGTTCTTTTTCAAGAAGAACGTCGTATACAGCTGTTAGAGCATGCTGAATCGAAGGATTACTTTGCTCAATAAACTTATTGACTTCTTCCTCTTCCATACCGCTAGCTAAAGCCATGCTTTTATTAATTTCGCTAAATACTTCAACCATTAGCTCAATTGTTTGTTCTCTATCCATTTTTCTCCTCAGAAATAAATGCTGGGGAGGGTCCCAGCAAAAAGCCCTCTTTGTGATATTCTACCATTTTTTCAATTTCCTGACTACCACCATTTTGCTTAGCAATTAGGCACATTACGTCATATATCCTATGCAGCATTATGTATGTCACCATAGGAAGGTTATCTTCTAGGCTGCTAGACTTATCTTCAGTCATTTTTTACTTTAATATCCTCTAGCACCTCATCAATTGTATTTAAACCACGCACCTTGGCAAGTTCTAAATATGCTTGAATTGTGTTTAATGCCTTTTCAGCAAGAAAAGCTCTAGATATGTGTGCACAGGGGATGCTTGCAGACATATCTGAAACTAAATTCTTATCAAATTTACTTTCTATTTGCATTTTCTATTTCTTTCACCATTTTGCTATAAAGGGCCATACCCACATAGCTTTTGTATTTACAGGAAATACAATAAATAAAAACATTATCTTCGTTGTCAATATTAGAAAAGAGAAGGCCTTGATCTAATGGGCAAGCCATTTCTGAAACAAGACCTTCTCTCGAAAGACTTAAGTATTCAGATACTAGTTGTATCTTAATAATAAATCCTTTCTAACTCTTAGATGGAAACTTGCTTAGCCACTCTTTTGTTCGAGGAGTTAAGCCTTTCCATGACGACCAATCTTGACCGCCATTGGTCATATAATACGTTATCTCTGCGTTGATTGCTGGATCAAATAACGAATAGTTACTGTCCAGTTTGAACTTTTCTTTTCTAGCATTGCCAAGATATCCCAGCATGTTGATCTGAAAAATTCCGTAGGAACTGTCTCCAGTTTTCCTGTTGCCGTTATAAGCCATTGGGCGTCCATTAGACTCCTTTTTAGCTACAGCCCACGCCATTTTAAGGGCGCTACCCTCAAAGCCTACGGCCTTGAGAAGTTCAACCAATTCTTTGTCTGTTAAAGACTCAGATGGTTTCCACACAGTATTGCTGAATTCCTCCAGCTTTTCCTTGTTAAGTTGTGCTTCGGTTACTACATCTGGTTTTACAACCAGAGCAGAAGCTGATTGAATTATTTCTGGTTGACCAGTAAATAAAAAAAGTACAGCTACTGATATTGCAACGTAGTGATGTAAAACATCGCTAAGTTTTTGTTTTATATTCTCCATAGGCATTTCCTCCAATAGAGATAACGAACTATAAGAATACCATTAAAAAGTTTAATCTGTCAACCTGAGATTTACATTGTATTTGTTTTAGTTAACTAATAATATAATAGTTTTTATTGATTTTTGCTTATCTCCCTTCCCATGCTTAAAAAACTTTGGTAGAATAGGACTCTACTTAAATTACATCGAACCGCTAGGCGGAGAAAAAGGTTATATATGTCAAATACTATTGCAAACCCGTACGAAAATTTTATTGCGTTATCACGTTACGCTAGATGGATTCCAGAAGAAAACCGTCGTGAAACGTGGGGTGAGACGGTAGATAGATATTTTGATTTTATGCTAAACCACCTAAAAGAAAATCATAATTACATTCCAACTGAAAAGCTTGTAGCGGAATTAAAAGATGGTGTATTTAAAAGAAACGTCATGCCCTCTATGCGCTCCGTAATGACTTCAGGAGCGGCACTAGAGAGAGATAATGTAGCAGGATACAATTGTTCATTTGTCCCAGTAGATTCCCCAAGATCTTTTGATGAAACCATGTATATTCTTATGTGTGGAACAGGTGTTGGGTTTTCTGTTGAATATAAGTATGTTAATAAGCTTCCCGCCGTCCCAGAAACATTTGAAAAATCTACAACCGTAATTACAGTAGAAGATTCAAAGCAAGGTTGGGCAAAAGCCTACCGTGAGCTGCTTGCCTTGCTTTGGTCAGGACAAATCCCAGCAATTGATGTTTCAAAAGTTCGACCAGCAGGTGCACGTTTAAAAACAATGGGTGGGAGATCTTCAGGTCCTCAGCCTCTTGTTAATCTTTTTGATTTCACAATTGCAAAGTTTAAATCAGCAGCAGGACGAAACTTAAAGCCAATTGAGGCACATGACATTATGTGCAAGATTGGTGAAGTTGTTGTTGTGGGCGGAGTTCGCCGCTCAGCTATGATTTCCTTGTCGAATATTAACGATATTGAAATGGCCGCCGCTAAATCGGGAAATTGGTGGGAAAACAATACTCAACGTGCTCTTTCAAATAACTCTGTAGCTTATTCTCGTAAGCCAGACATGGAGCAATTTATTTCAGAATGGAAATCACTTTATGATTCAAAATCAGGAGAGCGTGGAATATACAATGTTGCAGCAGCTCAAAAGCAAGCCTCAAAGTATGGACGAAGAGATCCAGAAATTCATTATGGAACAAACCCTTGCTCAGAAATTATTTTACGTCCCTATCAATTTTGTAATCTTTCAGAAGTCGTATTACGTGAAAGCGATACAAAGAAAGATATTGAGCGCAAGGTTGAGCTTGCAACAATTCTTGGAACCTGGCAAGCAACATTAACAGATTTTAAGTATCTTAGAAAAATCTGGAAAGACAATACGGAAGAGGAAAGACTTTTAGGTGTTTCCCTTACTGGACAGTTTGGTCATAAGTTTATGTCTGGCAAAGAAGACATTATTGCATTAGAGTCTTTTCTAATGTCTATGCGTGAAAAAGCTAGAGAAACAAATATGCATGAGGCTGCCAAGATAGGTATTCCAGAGTCTGCGGCTATTACATGTGTAAAGCCTTCTGGAACTGTTTCACAGCTTGTAGGGGTATCTTCAGGTATGCACCCTTGGCATTCACCATATTACATTCGCACAGTCCGTGGCTCTAAAGGAGACCCTATCTCTGTGTTCTTAAAAGAAGTTGGAATTCCAGTGGAAGATGATGTAATGAAACCAAATGAAACTTATGTTTTTTCATTTCCAGTAAAGGCTCCAGAAGGTGCAATTGTTAGAAGTGATTTGACTGCATTAGATCATTTAAACACGTGGTTGGTATATCAACGTGCATGGTGTGAACACAAGCCCTCTATTACAGTTTCTGTAAAAGAAGACGAGTGGATGGAAGTTGGCGCTTGGGTTTACAAACACTTTGATGAAGTTTCAGGAATCTCATTCTTACCTCATTCAGATCACACCTATAAGCAAGCCCCTTACCAAGAAGTAACTAAAGAAGAGTACGAATCCCTTGTCGCAAAGATGCCTAAAGAAATCCGATGGGAAGATTTATCTTTTTATGAGACAGAAGATGGAACTTCTGTAAATGCAACACTTGCATGTAGCTCTGATGGAAACTGTGAATTGGTAGATATTAGCGCATAGTGGTACAATAATAGGATTGGGCTAAAGCCCAAAATTCCTAGGCTTACCGCCTAGAAATAAGGAGGATCAAAAATGGCAAAAGCTAAAGAAGATCTTAATGGAGATGGAAAGGTTACAATGCAAGAAAAGATTCTAGCAGCACTGGCAAGTTATGGACGTCATTTTCTAGGAGCAGCAATTGCTCTTTATATGACTGGCAACACTAGCCCAAGAGACCTACTATTGGGCGGATTTGCTGCCACAGCACCCGTAATTTTGAAAGCGCTCAATCCAAATGAGCCATCATTCGGCTTCACAAACAAGTAAGCAAAAATAGTCAATTAAGAATACTCCTGTGCTAAAATTAGTACAGGAGTATTCCTATTTAGGAGACTATGGCAAATGGCAGGACAAAAGAATTTCGAAGTAGATCAGAATGCAACATTTAGCTTTGTAGTAGAATATAAAGACGATAATGGTAATGCGATTGATCTTACTGGCGCATCTGCAAAAATGCAGGTTCGTGATGTAAAAGGTGGAACAAAGTTAGCAGTAACTTTAACATCTCCAAGCGGCGGAATAGTAATAAACGGACCACTTGGAAAAATAACTGTAACGCTTACACCAACTCAAACAAACAAACTCTTTTATCCTAAATCTGTATATGACATTATGGTCATAGATTCTAATGCGAATAAAATAAAGCTCCTTGAAGGGTTTATGACCCTAAATAGATCGGTGACTATATAGTGATTGAGTCTGTAGTTGTTAAAGAGCAAGTAAACAAAGTTGTAATATCTTCTCCAGGACCACAAGGTCCTAGAGGAAGAACTATTCTTAATGGCTCTGGAGATCCCGCAGCAAACCTTGGGCTTGCTGGAGATTTTTATTATGATACAGTTTCTTCAGCATTTCATGGTCCAAAAGTTTCAGACATTACATGGTCTGGTTCAACTAAAATATTTTTAACAAATAATACATTAGCTTATTCATGGGAACTTACTCAGGTTACTGGGCCAGCCCTAGGAGTGTATTCTGTTGTTATTAGCCACGGATTAGGGTATCAACCAAATGTTACCGTAAAGTCTAGCGCTGGAGATATTTTAGAAACTGGTATAGATTACAATAGCACTAACCAAATAACACTGACAATGGCTCAACCATTTTCAGGGACAGCATACCTGTCATAAGGAGATAGCAAATGGCAAGAAAATTTTTAGTTAGCGTTGATCTCAACAAGAATGAGTTGCTCAATGCTAGAATCCAAAACTTGGGCGCAGCCCCATCAAATCCAGTATCTGGTCAAATTTACTACGACACATCAAATCAAACGATGTACTATTACAATGGGCTTTCATCACCCGATGGTCCATGGATGCCAATGTCTGGATCCACAGAAGTTATTCAAGATGTTATTGGCTCATCTGTAGTTGCTGGTACAGCGCTTACAGCAACGTACGACGATTCGGCTGGAACCACAACATTAAAATTAAATGATACTGCAGTTACAGCAGGATCCTATGGGTCAACAACACAAATTCCAACATTTACAGTTGATGCACAAGGACGTTTGACTGCAGCATCTACAGCAGATCTCGCAACACAATTAGATTTAGGTGCAGATAATGCCCATGGTGGATACAAGCTTGATCTTCTAACTGATTCAGTAATATTTGTTGGCGGAGAAGGAATTGATACTGATTATTCATCAGATGGAACATTGCATACAATTGCAATTTCAGCAGAAGATGCTTCTACTACCAATAAGGGTGTTGCATCATTTAACACAGATGATTTTAATGCCACAGACGGACATGTAGAGTTAAAGGATACAGTTGTTAAAGCAATTACAACTGATTCTGGAGCTTTAACTCCTTCAACACATGGAATTTCAATTCTTGGTGGAGAGGGCATTGATGTAACACATACTGGAACATCAATTACAGTAGCTGGAGAAGATGCAAGCACAACCAACAAGGGTGTTGCTTCTTTTGCGGATGCAGACTTTACAGTAACATCTGGTGCGGTAACAATTAAAAATGTTAACCTTGCAACCCAGACTACTGGAAATTATATTGCAACAATCTCTGGAACAGCAAATGAAATTGAAGTTACTGGCTCTGGATCAGAAAATTCAGCCGTAACAATTGGATTGCCAGACGATGTAACAATTGCAGGCAATCTTACAATTAATGGCAACCTTGACGTACAAGGTTCAATTAACTCAATAAGCACAACTGAAGTTAATATTGTTGATAATAAGGTTGTTCTTAATACAAATGTTGATAGTGCACCATTAGCAGATGCTGGATTAAAGGTAAATCGTGGAACCTCAGCAGATGTAGAGGTTTTATGGAATGAGTCATCAGACCAGTGGACATTAACAAATGATGGTACAAATTATCATGAGATAACAAGAAAATATAAGACTACTCTTAATACATCAGCAACATCTTATACTGTAACTCATAACTTGGGAACAAAAGATGTAGTTACTGCTATTTACGAAGTTGCTTCACCATATGCACAAGTAGAAACAGATGTTGAGCATACATCAGATTCAGTTGTGACTATTAGATTTGCAGTTGCCCCAACAGCTGGAGAATATAGAGTAGTTGTAATAGGATAAGGATTTTAAATGGCCAAAAAGTTTAAGTCATTACTAAACCTTCTTACACTTCCAGAAGATCCACTTGTTGGATCATCTGGAGATGTATACTTTAATGTTACAAGCAAAAACATTAAGATATACAATGGTGCAATTTGGGTTGACTTAACTCCAGGCTCTACAGATCCCGCCCCATTTTATATGCACACTCACTCATATGATGGAGATGTGCATACAATTAACTTGCAGGAAACTATTGACTTTTCTAACATTAACGAAAATTCTAGTGTTGAAGAAGAAATTCCTGTTATAATTGGTATCGATGGCGGAAGTCCAAATTCAAACTATAGCAACGCAAGCTACACTCAGCTAACCTTGCTAGACGGAGGCGAAATTGCCTAGTAGTTATCCAAATTCGTTAGATAGTCTTACAAACCCAGAAAGCACTTCAACTTTAGAAGGCCATGCCTCCTTACACTCAACCGTAAATGATGCAATTGAAGCCATTGAACTAAAGCTGGGTGTAGATGGGTCTTCAGATGTAAACTCTATTGATTACAAGCTAGCAGAGCTAGAGACAAGCCTAAATGCTTTAGATGCAGAAAATGCATCAGAGCTTCTTGGTTTGGACGGAAACAACGACATAGCAGCAACTGTTTGCGATATTGAAAATGCAACAACTTTAGATTTTTTTAACAAAAACGCATTTTCTACCGTAAAGTATACAATCCAAATAACGAGGGGGGCAGAAATTTATGCCTCAGAAATATTTATTGTTAATCACGAGAATGACATAAACATGTCAGAATCTAACATCATAACAAACACAAACAACACTCTATTTAATTATACATTTGAAGAAAATTCAGGTATAATTAGTCTCAAGATCACCCCTGTAAGTACTGCTGTTACAGCCAGATATTACAGAACAGCAATTAAAAAATAAGCAGTAAAAGGAGTCATATCAATGGCAACAGTAAATAAAAACTTTAGAATTAAACATGGTCTGGTTGTTGAAGGCTCAACAGCTACGGTTAATGGCCGAAATATACTTACAGAGGTAAATTCAGATCAGTATATTTTGGATTTAGTTGGTGGCGAAAATCTTATAGATTCGGTTGCATCTGGACTTTCAGTCGATGTCAATAGCCAACTTTCTATTGACCGCACAGTTGTTGACGGTTGGTATGATTCAAATGGTGCAGCAGCAGCAGCACTTTCAGACGCACAAGATTACGCAGACACAGCCGAAGCAGATGCAGTAACATCAGCAAATGCTTACACGGATGGCCGTGAGACAGCAATCACAACTGCTTACGAGGCATACGCTGACCAAGCAGAGGTAGATGCTAAGGCCTACACAGACACTCGTGAAGGAGCAATCACAACTGCTTACGAAGCATACGCTGACCAAGCAGAGGTAGACGCTAAGGCTTACACAGACACTCGTGAAGGAGCAATTACAACTGCTTACGAAGCATACGCTGACCAAGCAGAGGTAGACGCTAAGGCCTACACAGACACTCGTGAAGGAGCAATTACAACTGCTTACGAAGCATACG